GAACTTGGCCGCTTGCTTTGCATATTCCGGCTTTAATTCAGTCCCGATGAACTTCCTGCCGAACCTTACTGCCTGGTATCCAGTCGATCCGATCCCGCTAAACGGATCAAATACAACTTCCCCAGGGCATGAATATAGGCGAAGGCATCGCTCTATGTAAGGCAATGGCATCGGGCAAAGATGTTTTTCGTCTGCATCGCTGCCCTTAAATCTCGAATTGAGAACATCGGACGCGCGGTTTTGCATCCACACAGGCGAAGCCCACTCTTGCCATTGATCAAGCGGGAAGCGCGCCTGATCGGCAAGCCATTCCAGCAATTCCGGGCTTTCGTTTTCAATCAAGCCCTGTTTCAGCATTCGGGCGGCATCCTCTTGCGCAATCTCTCGCGACTCAGATTGATACCGCTCTTCTGTCCACTTCTGGACGGAGTGCCGGACAGGATCGCCCGTCTTGATGCCGCGCGAGTCCTTACGCATGACTGCGATATATTCCGGCATTCCCGGCGCACAAGCGCGACTGTTTTCATGGATATTCTTGTAAAGCAGTCTCTCCGCATTCGTCTTCGATCGTTCAAGCACAGGGTCGGTCCAGATAGTTACCCTTGCGCGAAGCTGAAACCCCGCCGACCGATATGACCGGATCGCCTCGTCGGAAAATGGATATAGCCCGCTTTCGCCAGTCTCGGAGCTTCCCTGATAAAATACCGTATCTTTCAGGTGATCACAGATCACCGTTCCCGGTTTCATTATGCGGAACAATTCGCGCGCAAAATACCGATGATGCTCAAGGAACTCATCGTGCGACTTCGCGTTTCCCATGTCCCGCTCGCTGTCGGAGTAAATGTAGAGCGAAGAGAACGGCGAAGAAAAGACTGAAAAGTCCACGCTATCATCCGGCATCTGCGCCATCGCCTCGACGCAATCTGCATTAAACAGCTTCCACCCGCGTCCTTCATATTCGGTTTTCATGATACCTCTCCCGTTAACCAATCTGGAAATAATAGCACTTCGCGGCTTCCATACGCAACGCGCAATGAGCTGTCACTTTGAGCCTGCTTCATAGCGCGCGCCATCTCACGCTTCATTGTGTCATGGTCTTGTGATTTGCGATGCACTGCTTGCCAAACCGCCGCCTCGGTATCGGCGATCACGATATCATTCCGAACCCGCTCCGTTTGCCCGAAACGATGCGACCGCCTGACGGCCTGGTAATGCTGCTCATAACTAAAGCTGATCGACGCAAATACCGCGTGAGCGCAATGCTGCCAATTCACACCAAACCCGGCCAGCTTAGGCTTCGTGACAATCACGCGATAATCTCCATCGGCAAAACCAAGAAGCCGCCGCTCTTTTTCCTCTGGAGATAGCGCGCCATGAACCTCAACAGCGCCGTCAATCATCGCCGCCAGCTTCGCGCTTTCCTCGTTTGTTTCGCACCATACAGTGACCGGCTTGTCATGGCTGGCCAACTCTGCCGCTAGATTGCAGCGCGCGTCGATTGTCAGGCGCTTTTCCTTGTGAAAAGAAGTCGCGGACATTTCAGGAATACGAAACAATAGGCCGTCAGTGTCGCTCATTCTATCGGCTTTGACCTGATGTATATTCCGCTGAACGTCCGGCAAAATATATCCAGCATCATCGCCGCCGAGATCACTCGGCAATGTCGCGCATCGCGACCACGAAGCAACCCATGCCCAAAACTTTCGCACAGCGTGACCCTTCAAGCGATAGCGGCCCATCTGCTTTTGATCGGCAATAAACCAGCGCGAAAGCATCTCTGGTCCCGGCATGACGTCGAGAAAGTCCGAGTGCTGGCCAATCTCCATGTGATCGTTCGGAGCAGGCGTTGCGGTCGCGGCCATCTTGTAAGGCGTTTTGCGAAAAGCATCGCAAAGCATCGTTGTGGTTTTGCCGCCAAATGATTTCAGTATCGAACTTTCGTCCAGGATAACCGCGCCGAATGACGTTGCATCCAGCTTCGGCAACCGCTCATAGTTTGCCACCATGACGCCCGCGCCGACTTCATGCTGCTCGCGTATCTGCCGAGCGTCGATGCCGAACTTGACGCCCTCGCGGACCATCTGACCCGCAACCGCCAGCGGCGTGAGTATCAGCGACGGCTTGCCGGTTTCCTCGGCGCATTGGCGCGCAAATTCCAATTCAATAAATGATTTTCCCAGCCCGGTATCCAGAAACATAGCCGACTTGCCGCGATTGAGCGCAAAGTCCAACGCTGCTTTTTGATGCACCTTTGCCATATCGTTGATCGGCTTAGGCGTGAAACCTTGCTTTTGATCTTCGCCGGCGCGCGATGCAATGAATGCCCGATACGCATCCAGTCCGTAATTGTCTGTCATGATATCTCCCGTTTCAGATCGCCATTGTGGCACGATGCAATCGCCTCGCGCAAGCGAAACTATAGCACCGCCATCCAGAACACCGCCACCAGGATCGCAAAGGCAAGCACAAGGCCCGCCAATGCGTCCGGAACCTTATCCCCACGCAAGAGACAAGCCCTCCGCTGCATCCTGCGCGGCGTAATAGCCCTCGACCATTTCAGACGATGCGCTGTCCGGAAGCTCGCAGCCGTTGTCGTAGAGCCGCCAGCCGACCTCGCGGTCGTTGAAGTCCGCGCGGATCCGATGCCGCGCCCCGTCGATTATCACTGTCAGATTGTCGATCATTTCACTCTCCCGTTTGAAGCCGCGCGCTGGACGCGACCGATTAAAGCGTCTGCATCATTGCCGGCAATGGTTAAATAAGTCTGACGCGCTGGGCTGATACCCTTCATGCGTTCGCGCATCCCGAATATCACGGCCCGCGCCTCGGCGAGGAGCCGGACCGCCTCTCGGCAGTCCCGCTCGTTTTCGGTTTCCAGATCGTCGCTCATTCCTGGACGCCGTCTTGCTTGTGACAAAACGCCTTCGCTGCTTCGAGCGACCGAAATGATCCAGTCTGTTTTGCGCGAAGCCCGTTCTTAACGTCCTCGTCGCTAACAGTCTGGGCGTCATAGACCCGCCAAGCGCGCTTATCGGAAACAATCCGGAAGCGCGATTGATGCAGGTAAATGGAGCGGCTCATTGAGCCAGCTCCAAAACTTCGCGGAACGATCGAATGCGCAGGCATCCGTTATCGTTTAGCTGATAGCCGCGCTCGGCGCGCGTCCAGCATGTTTCGCCTTTCGGCAAAATCGACGTCACCCCAACCGGAGTGATGCCCTTTCTCGCCAGTTTGGCGAGCGTGGAGCGATTAAAATCGCGGGAAAAAGTAGAAGCAGCCATTTGGGCCTCCCCCGTTAGCAGCGTCGGAATGACCTGCCTTCATGTCTATGTCTCTTTAATATCATATTCGACCAGGCAAATAAGGGGGATTGTGCGCGCCCGCGTCCCCCCTATTTCCAGATCGTCGCTCATCCCCGCTGCATCGCAATGTAAGCGGCGATCTTGCGCTCCGCCATCTTCATCGACTTATAGCATTTGCGGGAATGAACAACCGCGTCGGATGGTTTGTCGCTGTTCATATTGTAAAGGAACAAAACCATATATTCGCCGTCTTGCTCGAAGATGTTTGCGCCGTAGCTGCCTTCTTGAACCGTTTTCATTTCAGTCTCCCGTTTGTTTCGATGCCCTTTCATAGCATATTGGTTCAGCATCGGAAGGGGGATTGTGCGCGCCCGCGTCCCCCCTATTTCCAGATCCGCGCGGCATATTCACGCCATTTTTTTAAAAGCGCCTGGGCCATCTGTTTGTCTTCTAGATAGCAGCCAAACGGGTTTGATCCATAATTACAAACATCCGAACCGCATAGCAGCGTCAAAACAAACTCGGCGACGATTGTCTGCCGGTATGCGTGCCACTTTTCGCGGTCATCTGATATCACCATTTCCAGCCCCTCGATCATCGCCTCGTCCATAGCCTGGGAATATCCACCAGGGAGAGACGGCCACAAATCCCACGGATCAAAATATGCCGTGTTGCCAATATCGCTCGCGCTTTCGATTGTCGGCTTTCTCAATTCTGTCCAGATATCGCTCGTCATCGGATCGCCTCGCAGATGTTTTCAAGATGCCGCAACTCGGCCTCGTATCGCTTGCGGATCCGCTCGGTGATGACCAGAAGCTGCCCAGGCGTCGGGAGCCATCGCTCGGTCGACAATCGCCACTCCCGGCACGCCTCCTCAAAGATCAGCGGTGGAGTG